GTTATTTGCGAAGTTCTGTTCATTAAAATCTATATCTTCATCTATATTATCGACAAAAATGGTATTAATATTTGTCTTTTTTTTAAGCAATTCCCAATAATTTACAAATGATAAATTTAAATTCACTCTGTCTAGTATATTTGTTCCTGGAAGATTCACTTTTGAAAACCTAATTATAGGTTCCGGTAATGTAATAAAAGATTTTAAAGACGCTGTGTCATTTTCGGATATATTTGTCCTTACTGTTATCATTTTTGAACCAGTTATGTCTACAATATTTAATTTTGATAACGCTGTATTATATTTTTCTATAACAAATCGTCTATTTCTTATTGAGTTTGAATTAAATACTGACGAATATAAATCTGTTAAATTATCTATTACCATATTTATATTTTCATTAACATCTAACTCATTTATTATTCCATCTGTATTTTCATTATCTATTAAATTGAAGGGAGTGAAATATGGTCTTAATTCTGAATATAAAGCATCATATGCGTTTTGTTCATTCGGTAATGTATTTGACCTATATGTTTCAATAATGTTATTGATTTTTTTTAGATCTGTCTTTAAATCCAAATTAATTATATCATTATTTTCTTCATCAATATGTTCAACATTATATATTTTTTTCACATTTTTAACAACAGGTAATAACCAATATAAATTTTTATTTAGATTTTGAAAATATAACGATAGCGGTTTATATCTTGAACCAATTGTTTTAAAACTTTCTACGTTACCATATTGATCAAATAATGAAAAATTTTGTCTCAATTGTTTAAATCTCTCTATCATTATATGAATGTTGTTTAAAACTCTGTTTGTTCTTTGTGTACTAGGAACAGTAGAGAGAATATCATCTAATAAATCGCTTACTTGCGTTTCAATACTATATCTTTGTGCTTTCGATGATACATCAATATATTGTACAACGGGTCCCAGTTCTTCATCACTAAATTTTACTTGATCTGCTTTTATAATGAATTCTCTTATTTGATCTTTTATTTCTTTCACAGGTATAGTAAGTTTAATTTTTTCTGGTTCAACATATATTTTTTCTCGCTCAAGTTCTTCAATCGGTTGAATTTTTTCTTCAACCAAAGGTGTTTCTCCTTCAACCAAAGGTGTTTCTCCTTCAACCAAAGGTGTTTTTTCCTCAACCAAAGGTTCTGTTGGTTTCTCTCTAATTTCAATTAACTTAATTGGTAAATCTTCAGGTAATCCTTTATAATCAAAGTTTAAATATATTAAATCTCCGTCAATTGTTTTTATCTCAATCATATCATTTTCTAAATTAGTTATTTCTCCCGTTATTATTACCGGAAAATCTCCTCCAAAATGTATATTTATCCATTTTCCGGGTAAGAGACCATTTTGTCTCGCATAACTAGGACTATCACTTCTACTTAATATTGCTATACGTGTTATATTTCCGTCACCCATTATTCCATCAGGTGATATTGTAACCCTTATATTATTAAGCGTATCGGCATTTATTAAGTTTACTTTTGTTTTATCTATATAATCAATTATAAATGTTTGTTCATTTAAATTGTCATTTAATGGATTTGTTATATGTATAATATCGCCTAATTGTAATTCTAATGTACTTTCATTTTTATTGTTTTCTGTTTTAGTTTCTGACATTTGTTTCTATATTTATATTAGATATTTTTATACTTAAGTATAAATCTATTATAAATATAGTTTAAAGACAAATTATTAATTATATTTAATAGACAAATGATATCGAAATATATATTATCTGATATACCTGAATTTATGGGAATGATTACTTCTAATAATATTAATAATTCAAATATACTAAAATTAAACAAAATTGAATGTAGAACTGCTAATAATATCCCATTTAAAGTTATTAGATACGACAAAAATTTTTTAACTTCTGACCTATTCTCTAGTTATGGATTATTTCGTTCTGTTATTGTTAATAATGATAAGGTAGTCGGATTTGCACCACCAAAATCTTTAAATTGCGAACATTTCATTAAAAAATATCCAGAAATTACAAAAGAAATTGTTGCTGAGGAGTTTGTTGAGGGGACTATGATTAATGTTTTTTGGGACCAAACTATCGGATTAACTGGCGGATGGGAATTGTCTACACGTAATACTGTTGGCGCTACTTCAACATTTTATAAAGGAACTAAATCTCAAACATTCAGAGATATGTTTTTAGAAGCTGCCAAAAATAATAATCTCGTCCTCGATACGTTAGAAAAAGATAAATGTTATAGTTTTGTCTTACAACATCCAAATAATAGGATTGTTGTGCCTTTTACTAAACCACAATTGTATATTGTCGCATTATATTCAATCAATCATAACAAAAATCAAATAATCGTTAATTCTTATGATGTACAAGAATATAAACATTTTTTTCATGACGTAATTAAAACCAGTATTCAATTTCCAGAATTATATAAATTTAACAATTATTCTGAATTAGTTGAAAAATATGGTTCAATGAATACTCCTTATAATATTGTTGGTGTGATTTTACATAATAAAATTACCGGAGAGAGAACAAAGGTTCGTAATCCAGTATATGAACAAGTGAGACACTTAAGAGGCAATCAACCTAAACTTCAGTATCAATATTTATGCTTAAGAAGTGAAGGAAAGGTTAAAGATTATTTAACGTATTATCCTGAACATAAAAGTGATTTTTCTAGTTATAGAGATCAAGTACATTTATTTACCGATACATTATTTTCAAACTATATATCATGTTACATTAAAAAGGAGAAACCATTATTAGAATTTTCTGACCAATATAGAACGCATATGTTTAATATTCATCAAAAATATTTACATGAACTTAAAGATAAAAAACAATTTGTAACCAATACAGTAGTTCAAAAATACGTTAATTCATTACATCCGTCTTTATTAATGTATTGTTTAAATTATAATATGAGAGTTAGAAATATTGATATTGTCAAAACGGATATGTAGATTTATATACAATAAAATACGCGACAATCATATTTATAACTAGTATAACGCAACCTAATGAATATATTATTATATAAGAAAACTCTGATTCTTTAATAATATTTTTATAAATTTTGTTATTTTCTTTGTAATTAATATTTTCCATTTTATATATGAACTTTATTATATATTTTACTTTTTATCTAGATAAATAGTTAAAAAGTAAAAAAATTATAACTTATAAATATTTATAATACTTATTTATATTTTTAATTTTTAATTAATTTTGTAAAATCTTTCTTTAGTTTTTCATATATTTCTTTTGAATCATTAATACATTCTTTTAAATGACCTTTAACAGTTGATTTTTCAACCGCTTCTTTATAAGCAATACGAATTAAACTATAAGTATCATGTGGATGTAATTTCTTAAAACCACAATATGTCAAAATATTCGTTTCGAAAAACTTTGAATATAAGAAATATTCTAAAACTTTTCCAATGGTATAATCTTCATTTTCCAATATAATATCAAAACAATTTTTCATCGTATTATCTGCATTATTTATTTCCAATTCATCTTTCTCAATTAACTCATCAATAGCGTCTAATTTACTAATTAATACTTTACAAGCTATGTCTAAAATTTCATTGTTTGTATAGATGCCTATTGATTCTACAATAAAATCAAAACTATCTTTTAAATATAAACGTTTACCATCTAAAAGTTTCCAATTTTTTGTTTCAAAATCTATCTCTTTTTCGTTTTTCCCTTCGTCTTTCCATTTTTGTATTTTTTTTACTAATTCCGCTTCTTGGAGCGCTACATCTGGTGTAAATCCATATGAACATGTCGATACTACATTGAACATTCCATCTTCTTTTGCCGTGCCTATATCAAATTCACACGTTAAATTAATTTTTTCACCCGGAATCTCATCCGATATTCTTGGTCGCAATCTTAAGAAATCAATATAATAACCTGTCATGTCATTTGGTGGAAAAATCTCTCTAACTTTATCTTTAGAAAGATATTTATCATTTACCAAGTCCTTTATATTAAAATTTTCAGTTGTAACATACATTATAGTATCTGTATTGTTTTCAATATTTACTTCTAACATATAATTTTTTAAAGGAAACTCTGTTGTTTCTTTTATATGAATTGGAATACAACTTAATCTATGTTTTATTATTTCATTATTAAATCTGCTAGTATTAGAAATAATATTACACTTGTTATTCTCGTTAGGCGTCGTTCTAAATACTACAATCGGTATATCAGATAAAATTGTTCTTCTGAGAGCGTTAGCTAAACTTAAATTTAATCCACTTAATACAAAACTAAGTGTATCATTATCTGTATTGATAAGTTCTATATTTGGGTTCATTATATCTAATATAACTTTATATTTAAATTGTAAATTTAAATCAATTTTTTTAAAATAAGTTAAATATTACTTTTTAATTAAATTATATTACATTATGAGCAGTATTTTATATTACAGTAAATATTGTGAAGTTTGTAAAAAATATTTACAAATACTATCGAAAATGAATGTACAAAATGATACACATTTTATTTGTATTGATAAAAGAATTAAAGAAAACAATAAAACATATATTGTTTTAGAAAACGGACAAAAAATTATATTGCCGGATAATGTAACAAAAGTTCCTGCTCTATTACTATTGACAAAAGGTTATCAAGTTTTATATGGAGAACAAATTTTATCCAATTTTAAACCTAGACAAGAAGTTGCTGTTAGACAAGCGACTCAAAATAATATGGAACCTATGGCGTTTTCTTTTGGTGGAGGAGGTGGATTTGGTGATATTGTTTCCGACCAATATAGTTTTTTAGATCAAAATGAAGAAGACCTTAAAGCAACAGGTAATGGTGGTATGAGACAAATGCATAATTATGTGGATTTAAATACCGCTTTTAATGGACAAGTTTATCAACCCAATAATGATAACGACAATTATAATACTACAATTAGGGGAGCACAAAAAATGGGCGAAGACGTTTCAAATCAAGTCATGGAAGACAGAATTAAAAAAATGAGAGAAGAAAGAGAAGCCGACATTCGAAATATTACTGGTAATAGACCGCCCATGAGTTATTAAATTTATAAGGTGTAAAACGCCGACTTTCTTCTTCGAAGAAAAAAAAATACAAAAATGTAAAATCTATATTAGAATTATCTTCCGTATAAAATAATTAAATATAATTTATTTATAAATAATTTAAAAAAATAAACTAATAATAATTAAATGTCTAATATATTAACCGTATTTAATGACCATTTTATCGAATTTTTAAATGATGTACATAATGTCTTTCCGGATGACGCTGATATTTTAACGGCGCAAAACGCATTAATCGCTATCAGGAAAGCAAACCCTAAAATGATTGTTAAAATTTGGAAGAAATTTATTGCCGAAAAATACAGACCTCAAATTGAACTTGGTGATATTTCTTTCTTTGTTGATAAAGATTATTCTTCTGATGTATCCAACACTCAAAATTCTGACAAAATAATGGACTCTATTAACAGATTAAGAGAACCCGTTAGAAATATGAGTCCCGAAAATCAAAGTAAAACTATGAAATATATCCAAAATTTAACGAAATTATCGGATTTATGTGATTAAATGATTTTTTATATTGAAAATTAAAATATATATTCAAAATTAAAATATATATTTTAATATTAGTTTAATTTAAATATAATATATTTTATATTAAATAAATGACCGACGAACAAAAATACATTCCTGATGAATTTGCTAGAGTTATTAAAGATTTTATTAGAGACATAAAAACTACCTTCCCCGAATATCATCCTCTTATCAATAAATGGTGGAAAAATGAAGAAGATTATAATTACATTGAAAATGTTAGTGATAGGAACGCTGCGTATGAAAAATCACAACAAAAATCTATCAAATTGTTGTTTGATTTTAGTAAAAAAAAATTCCCACCTAGGTTCTTCGATATATTATATCAAAATGAAGATATTTTTAAAGTTGAATCTGATATTGATACTGAATTTTTACCCAGTATACATTTCAAAAACTTATGGCAATGTGAAATAACTGACAAAACTAAAGAAACCATTTGGAAATATCTACAACTAATCACATTTTCTATTGTCGGTACTATCGATAATAAAGATGCATTTGGGGATACCGCAAAAATGTTTGAAGCCATTAATGAAGAAGAATTTAAAACGAAATTAGAAGAGTCATTATCTCAAATACAAGAATTATTTGATTTAAGTAGCAACTTTGTTGAAGGTCTTGGAAATGGAATCAACGCTGATAATATTCCTGACGCTAACGATTTACATAACCATATTACGAGTATGTTAGACGGTAAATTGGGACAACTTGCTCGGGAAATTGCCGAAGAAGCCGCATCTAATTTAAACGTAGATTTCGAAGACGCTACTGATATGAAAGATGTATTTCAAAAGTTAATTAAAAACCCATCTAAATTAATGGGACTAGTTAAAACTGTTGGCGACAAATTAGACACTAAAATTAAGTCTGGAGATATTAAAGAATCCGAACTTATTGCTGAAGCAACCGAAATGATGAACAGAATGAAAAATATACCTGGTATGGAAAATATACAATCCATGTTAAATAAAATGGGAATGGGTGGTCTAGGAAAAGTTAATACCGGCGCTATGGAGTCCAGATTAAATCAACAACTTAAAATGGCCAAAACTAAAGAGAGAATTCGCGCTAAAGCTGAAGCCAACGCGAAGATTAGAGCCGAAAGAGAATTTGCGCTTTCACAACAACCCGTAACTACTACACAACAACCACAACTTAATGATGAAGAAATACTTAAATTATTTAATACTGGTGAAAAAGTAGAGAGAACACCTAGAGGACATAATCCACAACAAAACAATAATAAAAAGAAAAAGGGTAAAAAATAAACTAATCTTAGACTCTATTTTAGTTGAAATTATATTGTGAGGATAGTATTTTTTTTTAAATCATTATATATATAATAATGACAATTCAATTTTGGATTAATGAACCAACTATTTTATTTAATAAAGAATACATACTTGAATTATGGCCAACTAACTCTATGTGTTATGAACAAAAGTTAAACGCAATCACTAGATTAATCATATTAATCACTATTTTAGGATATATTTTAACTATGTCTCAACGCATATTAATTATTGGAGCAATCACACTTTTCATTATTTTTATTTTATACAATATGAGAAAGCAAAAATTAACTAAAGAAATATTAGAAAATTTTGAACTTCAAGGCAATGAAGTTACTGGAATGTTTGATAAAAAGTCTAATACATATACTAATCCGGTTACTTTAGATGAGGTTTTAAAAAGCGAATTTAAAGAAGGAAATAAAAAAAATCCATTTAGCAATGTTTTATTGACTGAAATTATGGACGAACCCGATAGAAAATCCGCACCACCTTCTTTTAATGTTGATGTCGATGAAGATATTACGAAAAATGTTAAACGTTCAGTCCAGATGATGAATCCTGGTATCAAAAATACAAATAACCAATTATATGGTGACCTCTGGCAGCAATTTGAATTAGATCAATCTAATAGGGTATTCTATTCAACACCCAACACACGTGTCGCTAATGATCAAGGCGCTTATGGTCAATTCTTATATAATAATCTCAAATATTCTGCCAAGGAATCTACACCAGAAGGTGCTTTCGCGAGAGTACAAGATAATTCAGTCGCTAGATGGATAATGATGTAAAATTAATTACACATAAAAGAATTCAAATGATAAAAAAATTGATTACTTTATATTTTATTATTTTATTAAATAACTCGTAAAATATGAAGACTGAAATTATATTTATAAATGAAATCAATAGAGAGATTATTTTCTATATAGGAAAGTCACAAACTGAAAATGTTGAAGTTATAGATAATGGTACATATTCTGACTTATGGTTTCACGCAAAAAACATATCTTCGTGTCATATTGTAGCGAAAATACCAGAAGATATTAAAAAAGATGAAATCAAATATATTATAAAAAAAGGTGCGTTATTATGTAAAAATAATACAGCGAAGTTAAGAACACAAAAAAATCTTGAAATAATATATACTAAATTAGAAAACGTAACAAAAACTAATATTCCTGGTAGCGTAATCGTAAATAATGAAAAAACAGTCAAAATTTAATACTAATATATATAAATGTTATGTCAATATAAAGACGCATTAGGTGAAGTTGGTAAAGGTGTCCATTCATATAGAATATTTAATATTGCTATTGTCGACGTTTTATTGACTATATTAGGCGCATACATTATTCATTTATTCACACCAAGCTATTCTTTTATTAGTATATTAATTTTTTTATTTGTTTTAGGCGTCATTTTACACCGCATATTTTGCGTTAGAACTACGGTCGATAAAATTCTATTTAATTAGGTGAAATATATATTTTATTTTACCTACTTAAAGACCGGATACTACATAATGTAGGGGAATTTGGGGATTTTTGGAAAAAATGGGAAATTTTAGGTCCCTTCACATGAAGTATCGATTTTTTTAATTTTTGGTAAAAGTTTTTTTAACTTTTGAAAAATGGACAAAAAAAATGTCCAAAATTCAAAAGTCCTTCAATTCCCTTGCAAATTTCGTGAATTGTGACGATAAAAAATTTTTATGGTGTGGTGGCAAAAAAAATAATTTTCATTTTGTTACGATAATTTTTTTTTAAATACTTAAAAATAATGTCTATTAAAAATATATGGAAACTTTAGGAAACCAAATTATGCCAAAATTATGCCCGAAATATTTTTGCGAATTTTGTAACTATGGAACGTCTAAAAAAAGTAGTTATGATAATCACCAATTGTCTAGTAAACATACAAATCGCATAAAAGGAAACGTTTTGGAAACACATTGGAAACAAAATATGCCGAAATTATGCGATTTAAAGAATTTATCATGTGAAAATTGTAATAAAGAATTTAAAAATCGTTCTGGATTATGGAAACATAATAAAAAATGTAGCACTAATAAAAATTGCGCACCAATAGATGAAAAAAATAATGATTTATCGGACAAAGATAAACTCATTATGATGCTAATTAAAGAAAACTCCGATTTTAAATCTATCATAATGGAACAACAAAATATGATGATGAAAGTTATTGAAAATAATAATATTAATCACATTAATAACAGTAATAATACTACTAATTCTAATAACAAATCTTTCAATTTAAACTTCTTTTTAAATGAAACATGTAAAGACGCTATGAATATTAGTGAATTTATCGATTCTATTAAATTACAGTTATCTGATCTAGAGAATGTTGGTGAATTAGGATATGTACAAGGTATCTCAAATATAATAACTACAAACTTAAAGGCGTTGGACGTTGAAAAAAGACCTATTCATTGCACCGATAAGAAGAGAGAAACTTTATATATTAAAGACCAAAATAAATGGGAAAAGGAAGATGATAATAAAAATAAATTAAGGAAAGCCATTAGAAAAATTGCTAATAAAAATGTTACATTAATTCAAGATTTTAAAAAGAAGCATCCAGATTGTATCAAAAGCACATCGAGACATTCAGACAAATACAATAAAATAATTGTTGAAGCAATGGGTGGTTCTGGCAATAATGACGAAGAAAAAGAAGATAAAATAATTAAAAACATAGCAAAAGAAGTAACAATTTCTTCAAAAAATAATTAAAAAAATAACATAAAGAAAAGCAAATATATTTATAAAATGACTAACACATTTGAAATTAATAATTATTCTATTTTATGTTCTCTCAATGAGAGAACTATTTATTTAAAAATTACAGATAAAATAGCGTTTTTATCTTATGAAGGAAATATCGATATGAAAGATTTTCGTTTATCTCTTGAATTATGCGACACTTATAAATTAGTATGTAAATGTTTTTTACAGGAAGAAGACCATAGTGTATGTTTTACACTTAATTCGGGAACATTAAAAGTAACCTTTAACGCTACTGTTGGCGGATATTTAAAAATAAACAGTGAAATTATATTGAGAGAAAAAATTATGTCTAATGATAGTCAATTAACTTTGAATTTTAATAAATTAGAACAACAATACATAAATTCTATAAAATTGCTTACTGATAGAATTACACATTTAGAAAAAATGGTTGAAAATCTGTCTAATGCTGATATTGTGTTAACAGATAGAAAAACACCACATTTTCATCATCATGGGGTACCTTGGAATCATAAGTTAAATATAAGTGAACTAACATTAAGTCAAGATGGTTGGGGATATTCTCGCATTAAAGAATTTTATAATCTAAAATATTTACTCATAGATAATGTTCCTGAATTTGATATAATAAATAAAATAGAAAGTAAAACATTAGAACATTTTGAAAAGAGACATCATAATATTCATTTAACTGGTATACAAAATTTACCGAATTTAAAAAAAATAGAATTTCGTCATTGTAATCTTAATGATTCTTTTAAATGTTTATATTCTTATAAGCATAACATTAAAGAAATAATAATTCAAAATTGTTCTGGTATTAACCAAACCGAAATAACTACCTATTGTACACAAAATAATATCAAATTATCATTGACATAATTATAAAATTGATTTAAAAATTTGATTTAAATATTATAAAATAGAATACAATATTTTATAATGTTGTTTAAACCTGAATATAAAGTGAAACTTA